TCTATTGATTCTGAAATATCTAAAAAATCGCCAATGATTCAACGTTTTAGATTTATTGCAAATTACTTAGATGAAGATAGTTTTATAGCAGAAACATCTGGTCAAGGTCAGCAATTCTCTTGAGGTGATCTATGAGTAAGAGAAAAGGCTTCGACAGAGGCACTGGTTTAACGAATTACATAACAGGTGCTGTAGAAAATGTAGTTTCCGCAGCAGGTGGAATCATCTCGTTAAGACCTTCTGCGAAATACATGACCGGAGCAAGAACTGTACTTAAGATAAACGGGAACATAGTTGGATTTGCCTTCAATGTTTCCTGGGAAGTTCAGACTGACCAAGTAGAGATTTATACAATAGACGATTACATTCCACACGAGATAGCGCCTCGCAGAGTCTCTGTTAGTGGAACACTTGGAATGTTCGTAATCCCCGGCAGATCTCCCACGGCCGAGAAGATCCAATCTGATGTTTTAAGTTTTTTATTCAACAAGTATATCACTATAGAAGTAAGAGACTCTGTTACAGATAATCTATTATTTAAGACAAATAAAGCAGTAATAACAAGTTCTTCAACCGAGCTCCGCTCAGAGCAAATAGGATCGGCTACTCTTAACTGGAAAGCTATTGGATGGATAAACGAATCTTCTCCTAATTTCCCTTCTGGTAAAGATGATAATTACTGGGAAGGCGATACTGGAAACTGGAATAAGATAAATAAACAAGTTAAAGATATAGTCAATCAAAAAATACCAGAAATCAAGATAAGAAATTAACTTTTATAACATTAGTATAATATTATAAACAGTAGGAGAGTGTTATGGATCTTCCAAAACGAGAAAAAACTTTTTACTTTGATTACGAAGGCGAATCTGGCTTTAGATACGAAGGAACTTTTACAGTAAAATGCAGATTAACAGTTGCTGAGAAATATGCCTCAGAACTTGAAAAAACTAGACTACAGGGAGATACGTCAAACCCCTCTGCCGGATTATCTGGCCTTGCTATAGCCTTGTCCTCATTAAGATCTCGTATAATTGATGGCCCAAACTGGTGGAAGCAGGGACTTGGGCTTGGGATCGAAGACGAAGATGCTCTTGTTGAGCTTTTTAATAAAGTTGAAGACACTGCAAATGAATGGGTTTTAGAAGTTAAAAAATTAACAAAAGACGAAAAACTGGGAAACTAACTGACGGAGATATTAACGATATCTCCGTCTATCAAGCCATAGATAAGATAGTAGAGAAAAACGCAAGAGACACATCCTCTGAGAAGGGTCAATTGTTGTTTTTAATGTCTTGGTGGAGCAAGTATTACAATCGTCCACTAAAAGATCCATTATTACAATCATATACACCAGAAGAGCTGTACTATGAATATAGAAATAGTATAGAAAGAGAACTTGCTATTAAAGAAGCGTCAGAGCAAGAAGATGATAAGATAGAGCAAGATAAGATAGATGAAGCTTTGGCCTGGGCAGATGCCGAGGAAGAAAAAGAGAATAAAGAAAAATTTAATATATCTAAAGAAGATATAGAGTGGATGGATGAGCAAATTAAAAAAGCTAAAGAAGAGTTTGGCGAAAGCTTTGGGGAAGATATTAACGAGGATTTCTAAATGGCCGACGATAATGACATAAAAGATAAAACCAGAAGAAAATTAAATGAGATAAATCCATTATCGTCTACAGTAAATAGTCGAATTAGAAATATATATCAGTCTACAGCAGAAGATACAAAAAAAATATTAGATTTAAGATCTAGAGTTGAAAAATTAAATAGAGGTATTTATAAATTAAATACTAAAATAAATCAAAAAATAGAACAATCAAAGTATAGAGGCGGTTTTACATTAGACGAAGAATCAGAATTTGAAAAATTAAAAGATTATCAAAATAGAGCCATAAACTCAAGGTTTAATGCACAGCAAGAACTAGAAGAAGAGCAGAGAAATAGATTACAAAATGCTTCTAGAGTTGCTTCTAAATACGTATCATCACGCCTGACTCCCGAGAAATTGAGATCCGGAACGTCAGTACTTTCCTCCTCATCTGAGGCGATGTTTTTAGCAAGAGACTATGCTAGATCAATGACTCAATCGCAACTTGAATCATTGTACAGAGGAAACATAGGCCATCAACAAAGAACTGTTGGAAAAATAGAAGATGTAATAGCTAGACTTGCTGTAGACGAATCTGGAGAATTTAATCCTGCAGTATATGCTCAAATAGCTCGTCATACTAGTAGTTTAACAAGACAACAAGGCTTTGGCTCTGTAGCGAATGCAGCAATCTCACTTCAGCGAGAGTTGGGTATTGATGAAAAAAGTATTCAGAGAAGATCTAGATCAATATCTTCAGTAATAGATAAGGAAGAAAGACAAGAGAACGCTATATTAAGAGTTCAATCTGGTCAAACAAGAAATCTTCAAGAAGAATTGAACATATATAGAAATTTAAGAGAAGAACTTAAAAAAACAACAAAAGAGATAGAGTCTCTGGGAGATACTAGTGTAGATCTTAGAAACAAGCAAGAAGATCAGATAAAAGCAGTCGAAGATCAAAAAGAACTAATTAGACAAATGCAAAAACAGGGAGCGGGCGGAGGCGGTGGAGGGTTCGTTGGAAGGCTGGAAGCCTTCGGAAGGGGTGCATCTGTAGCTTCTGGATTAGCATCATACGCATTGGTTGAATCAGAGATAGAACAAACTAGAGTAAGAGCTGGGCTGGCCGCTGTTATGAATCAGAGGTTCTTTGATCAAAAAGAAGCCCTTAGTGGAAACATGACTTCTCTTTTGATGAGCAGCAGCGGAATTAACGACATAATACTTAAGCGCGGAGAGTACCTAGGCTCTGTAAAAACAGGGACAGCGGCCGTAGACACTGGTGGAAGAATTGCAACTACAGCTGCAAGTATTGCGAGCGGTAAGTTTGCAGATGGAATAAACGAGATGAGCTCAGCTGCTAAAGGTGCGATTGATCTTGGAAAAGGAATCTCTACCGGCGAAGTGCGAATAGCTGGAGTCGCTGCAGCTAGACAACTTAATCAAGAACAGATAAGAATACGAGCAGAGTCTCTTCAAGAGTTTTACAACGATAGAATGGCTGCTTATCAAGCTTCTGTGGGAGCAGGTTCTTTATCATCCACACTGATGAGTGAGATGACAAATCCAGAAATGGCATCTCGCATTGGGTTTATTGATCTAAATAGACAAAAAAGATTATTTTCTACGGGAGTCTCTCAAGTTGGAAGAGCTTTTACGCAAGATCCAAATCAAAGAGCTTCTATAATAGAATCTGCTGCTGCTGCAGAAAGAACGGGCATGATGAGAGCTGAGCAGTACATGAGCAATCTGGGTCAAATCACGGCAGCAGGTGGATCTAAGAAGGACTTAGAAGATATCATGGCAAACGCAGTAGCAAGAGGCGTCAGTGATGCAGCTTCTATTGAGAAGATGGTTGATTCCATAACAAATCTTTCAGAATCCATAAATCAGGGAAGAGGCGTTGGAGGAGCGGGGGCAGCGGCAAGAGCTCTTCAGTTTGGACTTGACACTTACAAAGGAACAAACATAGATGAAAGACAAAGAATACAAGGTGCGATGTATGGAGCTCAAGCTTTGCAAGCCATGACAAGCGGCGCCGACATGGATCTTGGATCTCTTTCTCAGATCGGATTCTTGTCAAAAGAACTTCCAGGACTTAGTGGAATGCCACTTCAGAATGTTATTAAATTAGGCGTCGGCGGTGCATCGAATGTTCTTCAGATGATGAAAGATCCTAATGTAGCATCTAATAAAGACACACGAAGAAAAATACAAGATTTAGGCTTAACTAGTGTTTTCTACGACAATAATGGAAAATTAACAAAAGACTCTTTAAAAAAAGCGGAAGCTATAATGCAGTCTGAGCTTCTTAGCACCGGAGCCGGCGTTGGCGTAAGTGCAACAGCTGAGCAGTATGAAGAGTACATGGAGTATTTAAAAAATCCATCTAAAAAAAGATTTGAAAGTCTATCTGGTGGACTTAGAGATGTTCTAGCTGGAAGAGGAATAACGCAAGCTGGAGTAGAGTCCTTTACAAATGAGCTCGCAGGAAAATCACCATCCGCCAGCGGTGTAAATCAACCTTTTGGTGATTTTAAAGAAGCTCAAGATTCTCTTAAGATGCAAACTGAAGCATCAGCAAAATACATGAATTCTTTTGGAAACAATCTAAAAGAAGTAACAGACAGAATGAAGAGCGTACTTAAAGACTTCGATCCTGAAAAATCATTCTCTCAAACTCAACAAACAGTAGAGAAAATGAACTTAGACACTAAGGGATTCAGCGATGCTGTTATTCGTTTCAAAGATGCCGTTGAAATCTTTGCTCAAACGCAGGGAAGAACAACCAAAATCCCTAAAACAAGTCCGCCGCCTCAGACAAAGCCAGCAAAAGGTAGCACAGCGAGTATGTTTTTTGGGGATGAAGAAAATTAACAAAACAACATTGAAAGATTTTTGTTTATGATAATTCAACCGCAGGCTGGAATAAAAATATACAACTACGAAGACAGGTTGGGTAGTGCATTTTATGATTCAAGAAAACAATCTCAAGATATAGAAAAAGTATTAAAAATAAAAAATGAGATAATATCTATATCTACAACAAAACATAAAGCACAACCCTCTGGCGAATTTCAAATATCTTTAGCTCCAACTAGAAACTGGATAACTACTATATCTACTGGAAGTTGGATATCTATCCATATGTCTTCTACTAAAATTTCAGATGATGATCTTTTTTCTTTCAACGAAAAAACACTAAAGATGATAGGAAGGATTGATTCTGTAAGAATGAGCATGACGGTTGATCAAGCAACTGGAGCAAGACAGACGATTTACACCATACAAGGAAGAGACTGGGGACAGGTTTTTGAATCAGTCTTATACATAGATCCTTTGCTAAAACCTGAGATAGATAAATTCTCTCTTGCTTTATTTACTCAAGAAAAATTTCCAGGGTTATATAACAACGTCAACGAAAAGGGTTTGCTGTCTACTACTAGTTTAGTTCAGTTGATTTTATCTGTGTGGGGAGAACAGCCGATAACAGCAGATAAGACAATAAATGAAAATAAAAAATTTATAAATGTTCAATCTCCATTCAACATACCTAAACAACTTTCTTCAGATCTTAAGTTATCATCTTTAAGTCTTTCTAAATCGATAAATTTAATAGCTGGAAGATTAGTTAGTAACAATAAGTATGATTCAAAAAAACCAGAAACCTATGGTCAAATGCAGCCTCAAAGCTTTATTGGTCAAAACAACATATGGCAAGTCATGTCTGCTCATTGTTGCCAAGAAATAAATGAACTACTATGTGATATAACATGGGAATCTGGAAAGCCGAAATTAACGTTGTTCAAAAGAGTTAAACCATTTGCTCTTGGATCTGTTAAGTATCAAGATGCAAACACTGAGTCTAAGTTTTTAGATCTATATAGAACAGAAATACCTAAAGAAAGTATACTTACACTAGAATGCGGAGATAATTGGAGAGATAGAGTAAATGCGGTGGAAATTCTTCCAGCCCAACCGGCGAAAGATCCCACGGCAGGTATTCAACAGGTTCTTTCAAAAGATTCAGCTCAAAAAGCGGATCACGTAGCTATAGAAAGAGAAGGTCTAAGACCAATACTACTGCAGACTTATTATTATCCAGCAGACTCAAAAGATAAAATGAGTTATCAACAGCAAGTTGCAAAATGGATACCTACTTTTGTAGATTGGTACTTCAATATACATAAGATGCTAAAC